CACAAGGTCTCCCTTACCGGGAAAATCCAACCTTGGTCTTGGTCTCATTGAGCCAAGCTGGGTATCTGTAGTTATCTTCATGCTCATACATGACTACATATCGATCCCAGTAATCGGTCCACACTGGCTTCTTCAATTCGAAGGGCACAGGCGGATCGATGGGAGCCAAACCCACAAGATCATCAAAATACTGTTCTATCTTGATCTGATCCTGAGGGGAAATTCCATACATGTCAGCGACTAATTGTCTAGTCCGCTGACCCGGCTCCTTGAAACACGGTGGGGCCTTGAGCATTTCCGACAAACGCTCCTTCTCCCACTGCGAAACACTCTTTTCCCTTAAGATGTCCCAGGCTCCCTCAAAGCTCTTAGTCTCTCTGAGTAGATACTGGGCAAACTTCCAGATTATCGGGCACTGGGGATACTGGTAAGCCATACTGAGAGCCTTAGATCTCAGCAAGCACATCTTCCTAGATGGCTTAGCTTCAGCATACCGGGCTTGCGTCCAGCCTGCTGTTGCGAGGACCTTAAGTGGGTTAGTAACCACCACCAAGTCTTCCTCATCAAACACATTCCCACAGAAGCTAGCCCGAGCAAATGAAATCGGTTTCTCCAACTTCACTATAAAGCCCAGTCTAGCATACTGCTCTGGAGTAGGGGGCTCGCCTTCTATGGACGCGAGTCCATCATCTCCTTCAACTACCATGTCTACGCTAGTACCGTTCTTCGCGCACAAGAACAGCATAACCATGGCGTTGGCAAAACCGTTACCAAGAGAAGTGTTCATCTCTCCACTCTGGCGCACTGCTTGCATGTACGCTTTAAAGTGTTTGAACACAATCTCATTAACACCCCCGAGAACATCTTTGACATTCTTCAGCCAATCTGCTCCCGTAGGAAGGTGTTGGACCATGTAAGAGTAAAGCTCCCACTCTATGGCCTCCATAACGGCGTGAACAAAGCTGCTCTCGAAAGCGGTAAAATCAGTGCAGAAAGGAACCCTGCCAGGCTTCATCAATCTTTCTTTAATGAAGGCAGGTCTATCAGCCACTGGTACTTTCTTAATGAACATAGGGTGCTGGAACACTTTCTCCTCTATAAGTTTGAAAATAGCACCCAAATCTACCTTACTCATGTCCTCTCTGGCACTAATGATTCTAAGATAGTTATATCCCTCGTAGCACTCATCCTTTGGAAACCCTTTGCATCTCCTATGGTACTTACGGGGGACGCCTTGTCCCTCTTCCCAAGTTTTAAGAAGACTCTTCTTCCTCCAGTCTGGGTAACTGGTGTTGTCCAACCATCGTTCCTTACTGACATCACTGTCAGGAGCCAGGGGAGTAAGGTTTCCTTTACACCAACTCCGGGTGAATAACCTTATTTCCTCCAGCCAAACTGGGTCAGCCAACGGCACCTCCCTGCCCGCACGTCTCTTTATGCTGTCTTTAAGAGAAGGGGCATGAGAGGGGTCCGGATGTGGCATGCACTGGCCTAACCACACCGGACCCATTCCAACCAACACCGGAGGCCTGAATTGATCATCAGACTTCAGGGTTTTTGTGAGGCGTAAACTCGCCTTAGGAGCTGTGAGTGCGGGTACGTTCACCTCATCCACTCTATAGCCGTAGCCCAAGACTAGCCTCACTGAAAGCTTGGGCCGCACTGAAAATCCTGTGCTTCCTGCCTCCTGGACTGGTGGAGTTTCCTTAACACAAAGATAGCCTTGCTCCTCATTTGTGAATTCAGGAAATCGAACCTGTCCTCATTGATGGTTTGAATATTGCTCACCGTATGCTCTATTCTCTGTTTTGCAGTATCAGAGTCCAGTGTGGTGAGCATGTTCCTCTCCGCAGCACCCTGTGCAAGCAACTCTGAGCAGGTCTGGAATTTGCGGGACCCTCTCAGCAGCTTGAATCCAAAGATCTGGATCCACCACTCATGGTTCACAGTAGCTGGCTGCATTTCGTGTCTCAAATCCATGAGAGCATGTGTATCAGCTCTCATGTCCCATAGGGTTGGATCGAAATCAGCCGCGGGCTGAACTGTCATTTTGTGCCTGAATGTAAAATATCTCAATTCAGGCCACTCTGGGATTCCTCCGGAAGTCAATGCCGAAACACCTTTCCAGAACCCAGCGGCCAATGCAGAAGCCGCACCAACACACGCCGTAGCGAAAGCAAGAGCCGTCACCGCAGTGCCAGGCGCTTGCAAGACGAAATTGGTCATCGTCTGTGTTGTATTCTCCGTATCAACAAACCCAACCGTCTTCTTCCCGAATGGGAAATCAACAACAGGATTCAATGAATACGCCTGTTTAAGACCCAATGCCGGGGAAGCGGCAAAATTGATTGTTGCACCTGATGGAGAAACCACATTTGATATTCTCCTTAGGATGCGGAGCAATGCCTCATTCTTGATCACAGCACATATTCCATACGCTGAGAAGCACGCAAGACCCACTATAGTCATGGCTCTGAATGATGAGAAGCTGGACTTCTCAACCCATTCAAAAGAACCAGTCTTAACTGTATTCTTCACCACAACAAAAGGGGTTGGAGGCACTGGAGGTTTGCCGCCTGAGAAATACTGTGACCCAGTATTCTTCGGGTCGTGAGGAGGCAAGTCATGCGGACCTGATTCAGGCTCAGGAATCTCATCATCTGAGTCCCAGAGCCCTTCTTCTTCAGCGTCACGTATTGCATCAGCTTCCCCACGATCCTCAAGCAGAGCATCTACTTGACTGCGGCGCACGAGATCACAACTCTTCTGGCTTCTTGAACTAGAGCCAGAGAATCGGAATCCCTGCTTCTTGTCTTCAGGTTTAGTACCCTTGACTACCCATTTCTGGGTTTGTCTGTCTCTTTGGACGGGCCCTGAATACTCCTTGACCATTTTCTTGGCCAACGCCAGGGACTGATGATCCACAACGAAGCCTGTTGGCTTGGAGTTCTGTACATGATTCTCGTTTCCCTGAATGTCCAACAGGGTATCTTCTGAGGTCTCCAACAAATTGGCCAACCTCATGCAACAAGCTTCGAGCAGAGACATGCCCTCTGACATCTGTTCGGTTTCCTCTTCCGTGATGTCAATATCCTCATTAGCATGGATATAGTTTTCAACCTTATCCAACAATGAGCGATGAATCCCATACTTCTTACACAATCTGTCTCTATTGACTACACAGAAAGGTAGAGGGGACGACACAACTCCCGGGCCAGGGAGACTGTCAGACGCTTTATCTAGCTGAAAGTCTGAATGATCTATCAGACTTTGCCAGGTCCATGCGGAATCGTCAACCGCTTCCTGAGGCAAACTCCCCACAACGGGAAGAACAGCAGCCTCAGGTGCTGTATCAGTGGAGTCGGCTTCTTTGGCGAACTCTGCATCTTCCATGATCTGAAGTTGCATAGCTCTCCTGCGCTGCCTGTACTCGATACCACCCGAGTTTCCTTCACTGACCAGCCTAGCCATAGCAGCATCATGCGAATCCTGATGTTGTTTTGCAACATTTTCCATAATAAGCTTCTGCTTGGCCATTTCCTTCGCCGACTTCTCGGCAGCCCGCAATTTGAGGTCAATCTCAAACAGGGCTTGTGCTTCCGCCTCCTCCTTCTCGAGGTGGCGAGCATATTCGGTGTTCTTGTTATTACGTCTGGACATTTCCTTCAAAGACTAAATCTTTCCGTCGGAACACGTTTAAACCCACCTAGTGATAATTCCCTTTGGTTTACAACCAAAGTCTACCTGAGCCTCACTTGAG